CATCATACGACGACCACCGCCACCGCTTCATCGTTGTCAACGTAAACCGAACCCGTCTGTGTCGTGTATCCGTCCGCATAAACAGTGTAGTCAACGTCAGCATTCTTCGTGTATTGGTAATAAGTCGCGACGCCCAGGCTGTTCGTGACTATTTCAGTCAGATCAGCGTCGTCAATGACGATTGAAGCCCCGTCAATGGCCGCTCCAGACGTTGTGAGCGCAGTAACGGTAAAAACAACCTTGAACGCGTTATAGTCGCTTGCAACGGACAGTTTAACGCGTAAAGAATCATACGCCTGCAGGAAACGTTCAGCCTCGGCATTATCGAAGCCGAAATTCCCCTTGCAATATAGGCCGATCGCCATGCGTATCAGGTAATCTGTGTCAACCACCTTACAGACGCCTGATTCTTCGAGGTCCAGTTTGGCAGCATTGATCAATGCCGTGATCTCGGTGTCATGGTCTGTGCCGCTAATCCGTAGTTCATTTTTAACGTCGTCAAGTATGGCCATCTTTTACCGCCTCCTCCGGGTAACGGAGTTTCATGTATTCCTCATATACTGACGGCCGGTATAAATGTATTACCGGCCGGTGAGTGTCAACGTAAATTTTAAAGCCGGCGCATACTGCCCGGATGCAAAACCACCTGTCCTCACCGTGGAAGCATCGGACGTTGTGAATCGGCGTATAGTCAACTCCGGCCTCAAGCACCTTCCGGCTGATCAGGAAGCAGGCCCCGCTCCCGCCGATTTCGTAAAGCCCCGGATTCGTCCACTTATAGGCATTGTCAAAGCTGCACTGGTCATAATCCCAGCAGTTGGGCCAAAACGACTTGCTCCCCGGCTCCCCTTCCGTCCAGAATATATTTGCAACCATGTCAACCTTATCGGAAAGTAGCTGCATGAGCGTCGTCGGCTGCAGGATAATATCGCTGTCAACCATAAAAAACCAGTCATACCCTTCGTCCAGCACCTTTTTTATAAGCCTGTTGCGAAGGATGGACATTTTAGACAGGTTTGCGGGCGACCAGTAGTGCGTTTGCTCCGTGCAGATGTAATCGTCCCCGGTGTTGTATTCCTCGTATTCATGCGGCTGCAGGTGCTTTTTCAGCGCCGGGTCCGCGTCGTTTAAAATAAAATAACGCGCCACCTGCGCGTCCTTTGGGACCAGTAAATTGTCGATTCCTTTTAGGTACTCGATGAATGTTTTTTCATCTTGCCGGACAGGTGAACCGATTAATATTTTCATCCGTTCACCTCTTGCCACTTTCTGAAGGTGTCCTCCGTGCAGATCATCTTCCCGATGTGTCCGGCCTGTAATGTGGCGTCAACGTATATTTCCCGGCCTGCGTGCCTGGCGCGTAAACAAAAGCTCATGTCCTCGCCGTAGCCAAGCACAGGCTGAAAGCATGGCGTCCCGTTGCGGTAAATGTCTATAAACACCTTTGTGTTAATCAGGGTACAACCCATGCCGATGCCCTCGACGCGGGTAAGTATGCGCTCATACTCTATAAGCGGTTCTGTCTGCGATTCTCCCGGCTCACCCAGTCGCAGTCGCCTATAAACACACGGAGTATATGGCGGTTTGCGCTGGAAGGATAAGGCCCCAACAATATCAAGGTCGTGTTTTAATAGCCGCGTCAATGTGTCAGGCGGGAAAACCATGTCGCTGTCAATGAACAGGACATGGGAGAACTCGTTTTTGATGGCATGGCCGACAATCCTTTCCCTGGCGATATAAACCAGGCTCATAGGATCGTGCATAATTTCCAACCCAGGCGGCTTCTGCATCTTTAGAAGGCAGTTGACATACTCGACCGGGAGGGATTCCATGCAAGGAACACCGATTAAAATTTTACTCATATATACCTCCGACTATATATATTCCTCCGACGTCTAATTAAAAAAGCAAAGGGGCGGCGTCGGAGTAACCGCCCCCCGCTTTATCCAAAAAGAAACTAGTTCTTCTTGAACCTAACGAATGCGTCGCTGTTGCCGCACTTGCAGTCAAAGATGGCGCCGCCGCGGTAATCGATGGCGTTGGCCAGGAAGCCTGATTCAGTGCTACGCTCGACGGTGATGTCCTGCGCCAGGTTGCCGACGATCTTCTTGTAGTCGCCGAAGTACATGGTGTCATCTGCGACCTTGTCGCTGGTTATGATCGGGAAGCCCATAAGGTTAAACCGCAGGCCGCCCTCCATGTCTTTGACCAGGATAGGCGCGTTTGTGGTTGCCTCGACGATTTTAGCCAGGCTGCCGTAAACGAACTTCTTGTTGCACAGGAACTTTGCGTTGCCGTCGTATCCGGCCGGGAGCAGTGCAATTAGGTCCATGACGTTGTCGTAGGTGATGGACGCGGTTGTGCTGATCTCGTATGTGGTCGTCCAAGTCGCGTGAGCGTATGCGACGCCCTGGGGGTCTCCTGAGCCGTCGCCGTTGATGATGGCATCCTCGATGATGCGGGCTATGTCAGTCGCCAGCATATCAGTGATCCAGCCTTCAAAGGCCGCGATTGCCATTGTTTCAACGGACTTGGATACGCGCAGAACCTTGTTGTACTCGTAGCCGGTCAGCGACACGGTGATGATTGCGTCAGCGGCCGGGGTGATGTCCGCGTTTTCAGTGTGCTTCGCGGCAACGTCCCTGGTTGATTCTGCTGAGAATCTGACGTTTCCGGCAATACGGAGCAGTGTGATCTCTGACAGCATCGGAGCCACTTTGATCATCTTCTCAAAGAGCAGTTCGGCGGTCGGTGTCGGGACAGCCGCGCCGGTTGAGGTTGTGGCATTGGTCAGGTATGTCCTTTCCTCAACGCTCATTGGCTTGCCTTGCAGGTTTTTCAAAAAGGCTGTGCGGTATTCCGCGCTGGCCAGGATGGTTTCTTTATCCTGTTCAATCATTTTGCGTTCCTCCTGAAAGGTTTTGACAACCTTTACGCCTTCGCCCTTGACGATGCCGTCAAGGAGCGCTTGGCGCTTTTCGACTTTTTCCTGGATGCCGGTGCGTTCTTCTTTCAGCGCGCGGATTTCGGTTTCAAGCGCGTCAAGGTCGGCTTCCGGCGCTTCAAGTTCGCCCTTGATGGCAGCCAGGCGTGCTTCAATTTCGGTTAATCTTTCCATGCTATACCTCCGTGAGTAGTTTTAACATTTTGCGTTTGCGCTCGCGCTCGGCGGCCTCCGCCGCTTCCTTCTCAGCCTCCGCTTTGAAGTATGAGCGCGCCTGGATGGAAGTGCTATCGTAAGCGGGAATGTCCACGGCGGCGACGTCATACAGCCGCTTAATCCCCGTGATACGCCGGGTTCTGGTGTCTTTGTTGTAACTGTCCTCTGAAACAGTAAAAGCGAATGACATTTTATCAATGTACCCGCCTTTTATTTCCTCGTATAGCTTCCGGCCTTCGTCTGTGCCGGACAGGTCAGCCCGGATGTGCAGGCCAACGTCATCAACCTTCAGCGTCAGGGTTTCGTTCTTCGTCCTGGCCACCGGCTTGCCGCTGTGGTTGTAGTTTAAAACCACGTCTGACATTTCGGCATTGTCAAGCGCGCCCCGGTCGATGGCCTCCTTGAATTGGATGCCGTCATATTCATACATGACTTCTTCGATCCCAAACCGTGCGGCATAACCCTCGACGTGAAGGCCATCATCTGCTGCCCTCATGTCAAAATGCTTATAGTGTCTGTCCTTCGTTATTGTCATCGGATTCGCTTCCCCCCTCAATCTCGTTGTTCTCCGACAACTTATTCGTTTCTGAATACTCCAGCCGGATAAAGTGCTTGTCCCCGCCGTCAACAGGTGCCATGTTAAAGATTGACAGCCCTTCGTTGTGCGTCAAAAAGCCCCGGTCAAACATCTGCGTAACGACTTCCAGCTTGGTTTTGTTGCTGGCATACTGCAGCCTGTTAGACGTCAGCAGGAACTTGTTTCCCCGGACAATTTCGGCGTCTGTGAACATCATGTTTGTCATAACAAGTGATACCTGGATGCCGAAGGGCTCTATTTTCCCCTCATAAAAGGCGTTCCATTCGTCCTCTGTAAAGCAGTTTTGCAGTATCTTTTTATTGGTGCCGAAATAGTTAAACACATTATCTTCGATGCTCTGCATCTGCTCGTTGTCCACGGTGTACGGTTTGGATACGATTTGCTTGACGTCGGTGTATTTGTTGTCAAACATAAGCACGCCATTGTTGTTCTCATAGCCCAGGTTCTCGTCAATAAACCGCTGGCGCTCTTTGGTGATGTCCTCCGGCTTAAAGATGTTTGCCAGCCGCGCCATGAAGCGGATCGACGCGGACGCTTTGACACCTTCAACAATCCCCTGGTTATTCGTGCTAATAATGTTCAGCGTGTTGGCCAGGGCGTTATTGTTTTCACCGAATATGTCATTATCGAAAAGGAATTGGTTGACGATGCCCACGCGGTCGAACTCGATGACGGCCTTTTGCCCGCTGCTGAATTGATAGCGCAGCCAAAGGTTGCCCTCTGTGTCCTGCAAGATTTCTGACCGCGACGGGCGAATGGGGAAGAAGCCGGTGATCGTATCCCCAATGCCGTCCGTCATCGGGACGATGAAGGCGTTGTTGTCCACGGAAAGAATCGTTGCCAGCCGGTACAAGAACTTTGTCGTGTCCATCCAGGGATTCATCCGGGACTGTACCTTGACGCCCAGCTTCTTATATGCCGAACCTGATATTTCAGGCTTCAGCTTTGACGCGTGGACGGCGAAGGAATGAATCGCCGCGCGGGTGATTTCGTACTCATACAAGGCCCCCGAATACGAAGTAAAAACGGGCGTGTACCCGTTTAACAACTTAAAGTAACCCTGTATTTTTTCAACGTCGGGTTTCTTTTCAGGCGGGCGCTTAAAGATTAAATCCAACAAGCCCAACGTCTCACCCCCTTAAATCAAATTGTGGTAGTCCTCAAAATGCCTCATATATTCCACAAAGGCGTCGATAAGCGCGACTGTTCCGTCAATCCGCAACTTGTTGTTCTTGCCTTTAATGGGCCGGATGTTATCGTTTTCATCCTGTTTAATCTGTGTATTTGTCAAGCACCACTTCAAGACAGGATTGTTGTTGTAGTTTACGTTCCGGCTTTTAAATTCGGCTTCAAGTTGCTTCATCGGCGCCGACATCGTCTTAGCGCCCTGTATGACAATTTCCATTGTGAAAGATTCGCGTTCCATCTCCGTCGTAAAATACTGCGCGTTCCAGTTGTCAAAGCCGATGTAAAGCGGATAGACGCCGTGCGTTTCCCGCATTTTTACAAACCATGCGGTAACATCTGTATAGTCAACCTTCGCGCCGTCCGTGAAGGTAAGCCAACCCTGCCGCTCCCAAATGGAGTAAGGGACTTTGTCCTCCTGCTCCTTATGTTCGGCGCGTTCGCGCGGGATGAAATACATCTGCGCGACGTAGAACTTCCCGGCATTAACCCATAAGAGTGTCGCACAAGTTAAGTCTGTTGTGCTCGACAGGTCAACGCCGCCTAAAGCATAACTACCTCGGTGATCTTCAAGGTTATATGTTTCGGTGTTGTTTATGTCCTCGAAGTTAAGCCAGGATCCGGCAACGGTGTCCCGGACGTTGAAGTCTTTACAGAGGATACCAGGC